GTTGTGCCAAATGCTAAACTGCAGGTTACTCATGAGAGTGCAACAATAGCAGATGCTGTTGAAGCAGTTCTCGAAGCTCGTGGTTGGACCACTGTGAAGCGTGAGAAGAAACAAAAGAAGGATCTCGATCGAAAACACAAAGTCTGTTCCAGATGCTCGCAAGAGCATGATGGAGCAGGGTGTTCCAAAGAGTTCATGCGTGAGTGGGCGCGAACAAGACCATGCCCCCACAAACCATGTATCTTCCGCGAAAAATGCTGGTATCTCCATGAGAAGAAGGAAGTGTTGGACAAAGTAATGGCAGTTGCCGCTGCTGAGCACAAGAATCATGTGCACTTGCCCAACGCGCCAAAACCCTCCAAAGTACTCGTGCATCCAAGTGTCGCTGAGATTGCAACCTTGAAGAAGAAAATTCAAGAGCTCGAGGAAAAATCAAACCGACCGGAGGCTATGTTGGTGAACAAGAAACAGTTCCTTCCCCTTCGATTTATCGATAGTATGGGTTGGGCTAAAACAAACACCTGGGAGATGAATGCTGTTTGTATTGGCGGCCGTTTGGTCGTCTGCAAGCACATCTTTAAGGGGTCTGATGGGAAGGTTACTTTTGCATTTCGTCTCAAAGGCAAGATTTGCTTCCATGAGTACGAGATCAAAGACGGCAAATCACAAGAGCCGGATACCATCTCTTTTCCCAAACCTCGTGATGTTCACGAACTGGCTGATGACGGTTCTCTTTATGTGTCTGCGGAGTGGACCTCCTTACCTTCTGTGTCAATGTCAAACACAATCACAGTTGGTGGTGCTATGATGTGGGTTGGATTTTCCAACTACGCTGATTGGTGCCAAGGGGCTAAATTGCTCAAAAGTGGACCAGGAAAGATCGTTAAGGTCGAGAATGGTAGTGTGTTCTATAAGAACGACACTGAAGGAGGTAATTGCACAGGCATTATCCTCAATGATGACAGTAATGTCATTGCATTGCATCAGGGAAACCAAAATGATTTGAACCATGGCGCGCAAACAGGTAAGTCGTATGCTGCGGTTCTCGTGGGAGCCCACGGCGTGGGAAAATAGTCCCCCTCCTCCCGACCGCTGAAACACAAAACAAGTGGTACAGCAAGTATCTCACACCAAGTGTGTGGTTGTCGTGGGGAGGGACTCCTTCTAGGACGTTTCTCAAGCATTTCCGAAATGGGAACATGCAATGGTTAGGCGAAGTTCGCCGACACATTGTGTTTAAACATCGGGAGTGTAAAAATCAGTCTTTTATGGATTTCATCCAGAAAAATGCAAATGCACAAAAATGGTACCAAGAGGAGAAAAATGCGTACCGGATGATGAGTCCGAAGCTAGACAACGGCATGAGATCGCTGGCGAAGTATGACAACAATGACTTAGACTTCGATCTTCCTGCTATGGAGTTGGCTGGTGAATGGGAAATGCGGCATTTCTACCCCTACATGAGCGGCTCGCGCCTATCAAGTGAGGAGGAGTGCATTCAGGAATCCGACAAACAAACATCAGTTGGAACACCCTGGAATCTCGGTGGTTGGAGAACCAAGGCGGAGTTCTACGCAAGTGGACCTGTCTCCATGTTATCTGACTTCTGGGAGCAGCTCAAGAAGAAGGAACCGGACGT